CGTTGGCGCTCTTGTCGCCGGCGGCGACGGAGGCAGCGGTCTGGCCAGTGCCCAGCAGGGGGGCATCGAACACCACCGAGTTGATCGTGGTGATCTTTTCGAGGCGCTCGTTGCCGGCAGTGCCCGTGAACCACGCATAGCCCATCGCACCCGTGATCGCCGGGGTCGAGCAGTTCAGCTGCGCACCCAGCGTGATGGCCTGCGTCGCAGCGGCCGACTTCACCGAGGAGCCACCGTTCAGGGTGTAGGTCTGGCCGTCGGCGCCGGTGATGGTCTGGGCGGTCGGGATGCCGTTGGCGATGGAGGCGCCACGCATGCCTTCACCGGTCAGGGCCACCACGATCACCGAGTAGGTGGCCGAGGGCAGGGTCTTGCCGGTGCCCGAGGACGACAGGGTCGGGGTGGTCGGGGTGCCGAGGTTGACCGACTTGTTGCCCAGCAGCAGCGCGTTCTCTTCCTTCAGCATCATCTTCTGCAAGACGCGCATGGAGGCGGTGGAGCGCACGTCTTCGAAGGTGCGGCCAGCGCTGATCGCCTCGAAGGTGACCTGGTCTTCTTCGCCGATGGTGCGGTACGACGCGGCGACGTCTTCGGCCGTGTAGCTCATGCGCCCGGTGCGCTGGCCTTCGGGCACCCAGCCCATGCTGTCGAAGCCCGAACCAAGGATCGCCTTGATGGCCTTCCAGTTCGTGGCCACACCCGTGCCGCCGCTGACACGAGGCAGACGGTTGCGGATGGGTGTGTTGACGGGGTACAGGTTCTTGGACGGGGCTTGCAGGTCGTAGGCGACCAGCCCGGTGCCGGTGCTGACGGTCTTGGCGATGGTGTCGTCGGCCTTGGCCAGCGCACCCTTCGCGAGTTCCAGCGTCTCCTTCGAGATGGCCAGCGGGAAGTTGGCGAGCATGACGCCCGAGACGGCTGCGGTCGGATCGACCCAGCCCAGCAGCGAGGCGATGCTCGCCAGCACGCCCAGCGCGATCAGCGCCAGTTGTGCGGGATCAAAGGACTTACGGTTCATGTGAGACTCCTAGGGTAGTCGGAGGTTGCAGACAGGGTGGAAGCGTGGATGGGAATCAGGCGAGCCGACGGCCCCCTGTGCTGAAGACCTTCTTCATCTCGTACGCAGCACGCTCGGGCGTGCCCTCGGCCGGGACTTGTTCGTCAGACACGGCGTCGGGGTCAGCGACGACGTCCTGTGCCTTGGACAACGCGACAGCCTTCAGCAATGCCTTGCCGGGTGCCGCACGCTTGCTCATCGTATCGACCAGTTGGCGCAGGTCGGTGTTTTCCTTTCCGAGCTTCTCCAAGCTCTCGTTCAGCGGCGCAATGCGATCGGAGAGCATCTTCTCGATGACCTCCATGTTGGGAGCAGCAGGTTCCGGGACGATACCAATGGTATCGGCGCCCTTCACCAGATCGCCAGCGGCTGCGGCCTTCTTGGCGTTCACCGTGCTGATCAGTTCGGCGGTCTCTTCAGCCGCCATGGTGTTGAAGATGGCCAGTCCATCCTTCAGCCACTTGGACAGGGCAGCAGGCAGCGGACTGCCGTCACCTTCGTACTCGGCCTCGAACTTGACGTCCTGGCACATCCACGCGATGCTGTCCAGCATCTGAGCCATCTGGGCGAGGGTGTACATGCCCTTCACCACAGGCTGCTCCAGGGAGGCATCCGGTTCCGGGTTGGAGGGAACCCCCAAAGGGGGGTCCCCCACCATGGAACCAGTGCCCTCCGCAGTGGGGTTGCTGTCATCAACTTTCACGACCGGTTCCGGCTCGGTGGAACCAGTGGCTTGCATCTTGGCCACGAGCTCCAACAGCTGACCGGGGGTCACCGTGCCTGCGTCGAGCAGGTCAGCCAGTTCTTCCACCTCGTCATCAGGGGTGCGCTCGGCCTTGCACAAGGTGAACACCGCCTCGGGGTTGGCCGGACGGTCCACCAGCGAGACCTCGATCAGGTTGAGGCCCAGGATGGTGGTCTTGTTCAGCTTGTCACGCTCGGTCACCTTGCCGCCGATGCTGAAGCCCTTGTACACACCGGTCTCGACCTTCTTCACCGCGATGGGGTCGACCACATGTGCGCCGAACCAGGTCTTGCCCGTGTCGTCTTCCACGTAGGCTTCGATCGCTGTGCCAGCGGCCATCGGCTGGTGCATCTCACGGACAGCACCGAACTTCATGTAGTCAGGCAGTGCCGCCTTCATGGCAGCAGCGGTGATGGTCTCACCGTCGCTGTCCTTCGAGCCGGAGGACGCGTAACCCCAGACCTTCAGGGTGCCGTCGTCTTGGGGTTCCATCTTCTCGATGGACGCGTAGATGCGCTTGCGCTTGGATGCCATATCAGTCTTCCTCAGATGAGAGTACGGGTAGGATGTCACAACGGCAGTTCGGGTGAAGGGGTGGGCCGTCACCACCGTCGCCGGGGAAGGGTTCGTTCAGCCCCACGACCACCCCGTTGAGCTCGTTGCATTCGTCACAGAACTCATCCTGCGCAATTATCCATTCCTTGCCTGAGACGACCCCACTTGCGCGGTAGCCCTCCAGGTTGCCTTGGACATCAGCGTAGGCGGTCTCGGTACGGGCGATCATCTCAGCGCGTTCGGGGCTGAATGCGTAGGCCTCTTCAAGCTCGGAGGCCAGCCGGTCGTTGGACCAGCCCTCCTCCAGACCTTGCGTGACTGAGGAGCGCAGCATGTCACGGGTGCTTTCCTCCAGCTGAGTCACGAGCTCTGCAGCCCGTTGCTTGGAGTACCGCACCGCACCCTCGTTCACCTGGGACAGCTGGTCCCGGGTCACTTCAGCGATGACCTGCGCCAGTGCTGCCTCGCCACCATCCGCAGCCATGTCCTGGAGGATCTCGGCCAGTTCAGGGGCAAGGTCACGGAGCTCGTCGAACGTGAGCTCCTGGATCAGACGACGCGCCTGGGGAGTGGTGCTGATGGCCTTCGTGCTACCCTCACGGATTGACTTGGCAACCCGCTTGCCCGCATCCGCAAGAGCCGGACCCACCAGCTTTGTGAAGGCGCTGATAGTTGCCTTCACCTTGGCTCTGGAGCGAGTGATGCGCGCTTTCGCGATCGGCTGTCCAGAGCCTTGCAGTTTTCCCACCGGCTTGCCCGTACCTCCCGCAGCAGTGCCCTCTTCAGGGTCGGGGGTACCCTTGCCCTTACCCGCACCCGGCTTGGCCTCGCCTGGGACGCCCTTGCCCTCAGCGGGCAGACCCGTGAGGGGGTCCACCACTGGCGCCGGCTTCATGTCTTCCTTCTGCTCGTCGCTCAGGGGGTCCAGGCCGATCTTGTCACGCGCCTCGTCGGGGTGCATGATCTTGGCATCAACGTAGGTCTTGAGGATGACAGCCTGGTCCCTCGGGCTGGTGTCGTCTTCCTCCTCCCACTTGAACTCCAGGTCTTGGTAGTCGAACCACTTCCAGGCCACGTAGTCCAGCAGGTTCTTCACCCAGTTCATGACGGGCTGCAGACCCTCCTGCTTCGCCTGTGCGTCAGCCGTCTCAGCAGTGGCCCGGTTCATCTGGGCGACCAGCGACTGCGGACTGATGCTGAAGGCGAAGCAGATGATGCGTGCCAGCCACTCGTCGTACTTATCGGTGAGCGCTGCCTCCTTGGTCATGTGGACGTTCATGCCACCAGGGACGAACTTGGCATGGCGACGAGCAGCGGTGTTGCCTTCCAGGATGGAGTCCCAGTACTCCTGGAATTGCTTGATGTGGTCGGGGTTCCACTCGGGTGGCACGCCGATCAAGGCCTCAGGGATGTTGCCTTCGGTGTAGTACTGAAGCTGATGCAGTTGACGACGCATGGCGATGTTCACCGACATGATCACCTGCTCCACTGGGCTGTACCCGTACACCTTGTTCGTGCGCACGTTGCGAGGCCGGTAGACGAGCTCGTCACGGGAGTAGTTCACCGCAGGGATACCCTTCAGGATCTGCTGGTAAGCAGGGTCCGGGGGCAGAGGGGTGCGGCCACCACTGTCCAGCAGTCGCTTGATGGTGGCACCGTCCACGAGCTCAAGCCCATAGAGGGTGTCGCCGAGGGTCATGCGGGGGTACAGCGTGGGAGCATCCAGCACCAGCAGATCTTCCAGCAGCGCACGGAGCCACGTGTCCCAGTCGTGCTCCTGGTCGGGGTACCGGAAGAAGTCGTTGAGCTCGTCGCACCGTGCGTCGGGCTTGGCCTTCTTGTCCTTCGGCCCGAACCTCCAGCGCATCTTGCTCATCTGATCCTTGCGGGTCTCGATGACAAGGCGCAGTAGGTCGTAGCCATCAGCGAAGTTGCGCAGGTGCTCGAACGACACACCCTCGCCGTCACGTGGCTGGCGTCGGATGTTGGCAGTGACAGGGAAGTCGAACCTTCGCCCGACAGTGCCATCCTTGTCCTGGGCTTGCGGCGCGATCGGTTGACCGGGACCGAACCACTCGTTCGGCTTGCTTCCGGTGATCATGTACCGCACGCCCTGCACGACGCGGTCAAGGATGCTCGCGTCGATGGGCTTCTTGTCAGGCATGTTGCTCCTTCGGTTAGTGTGGCTGCGTAGCCACTTGCTTCCATTCTGCAGCAGACAACCCTCGGTCGTCCTCGTAGATGGCTGTCATCTCAGCGTGCTTGTGGCCCAGGAGGGTCTGTACGTCGATGCCCTGAGCACGGTACAACCTAGCAGACAGCGAACGTATCTCGTGCAAGCTAGGCCACTCGTACTGATCGTACGTACTAGCACCGACAGCCAGCTTGATGTACTCGTTGAACCGAGCACTGAGTGAAGATAGTTCAATGCCACCCCCCCCCTTACGTCGCAGCATGGTTGGTCCGTCACGACCACACTGTCGGCACCGTTCTATGACGTCTGCAACACTCAACCCAATGGCGTCGAGCCTGAGGGTTAGTGGTATGGCGACACGAGCACCGTACCCTTTGCCAGCCTGCTTCTGTTGCTCGATGCGCAAGTATCCATCTACGACGTCGTCGAAACGCATCTTGGCTAAGTCAGCTCGTCGCTGCCTCTGCGTAGACCTCCCTCAACTCAGCCAGCACTCTACGTGCTGTGGAGGAGTGGGTTGGAAGGAACTCCTGCAGCGCAGCAGAGATTGCATGAGGCTTGAGTGCTGCGATGGCGCAGTCGCCCCACAGCCTGGCCACATGTCGCAAGGCAGCTGCTCTGTTCTTGATGGTCTGTGCCTTGTACTTGCGTTCCGCCAGGATGGCTTGATACAGCGGGAGCCATTCGGACAGAGTGCGTGTGTCCTGCGGAGGCGGTGCAGGAGTCTGTCGTTCGGCGAGCAGCTGCTCCAGCAGCTTCTTCATGCGCTTCTTTTTCACGACAGAACTCCTGACTTCACCGGCAGGGGATGGGTTTCACCAGCCAAGGCCGGTATTCGCTTCAAGAATGGCCGCACGGATGCCCGCGTTGGCCGCCTCGTCCACGGATTCAAAGATCGGCCGGCCGGTGTCGCCGTCCAGCATCCAGAACAGGGCAACGTCCGTGCCGCTGTCGATGATGTCGCCGCACATGCGCTGCACCCGCGATTGGCTCATGTACTGCATGCCCTTCACGCTGCCCGACCACGAACCGGACACGCCACACGGCGCGGTCAGCGTGGTGCGGCCAGCGTTGACGGTTGCCAGCGTGAGCGACTGACCATCGAATACAGAGCCGGTGCCCCCGATCTGCACCTGATCGCCCACTTCCACCGGGCAGGCCGCCGCGACAGTCGCCGTCAGCGTGGTTCCGGTGGTCACCCTACTGTATGGG